CAATTGTTTGGCAATCTGTGCGTATATTCTACTTTCTAAATTACGCAAGAACTTTGCTTGCGTAGTATTGTTTGCATCTCTTTCAGCTTGTGCGATTGCCGATTCTATATCATCCTTTATTTCTTCTCTACGAGATCTTTCTTGATTCTCGATAGTAAGATAATGTGAAGAAGTTCCTATACCACTAAAAGAAGGAGATTTGAACTTATGAGTAATTTGATCTGAGTAAGAGTAAGTTGCACATAGTAATAAACTAATCAATGTTCCGGTTATTTTTTTCATTCTCTTTCTCCTGAATTATCATGTCCAATTTAGTTTTCATACGAATCAAATCATTATCCAACATTCTAACCCTGTCAATAAGTGCTATCAATGTCATATGAGATTCTGAAACTACAGGGTCAACTTCTGTCGTAACCCACTTCCAGATATAAAATATAAAGTAACCCAATCCAAATGCTGCAATAATGGGAAACCCATATTTACTTATAGCATCAGCAATAGTCAATTCTTCCATCAATCCTTTCTCGCATCCTTTTGTCCGTCAGCTCGCGCAATTCTATCTACATCCGGAGCAACTCCAAATGCTTGACACATAAGAACATCGACACGAACAAGTTCATTGTTCATAGTTTTGACACGATTGTCTAAGGATTTTGCAAACCCACGTTGGGTTTTTATGTCACTAAGAACACCATCAAGAATAAATCGTAAAGTTAGGAATACAAAGAAACCCCCAGCGAGAGCGGAGGCAATAGGAAAACCTACATCAGTTACCATTGTAAGAAAGTTCATTCTAGTAGTATCGTATATGTCAAATAAATTATACTACTATTTATAACAGAATCGATCTCTAAATTAAATAAAAGAGCAGTTTTCCACATACTCAGGTGGTTTAGATCCCAAGGTAGCATCAAGGGATATAAACCTATTTATATTTAAATCTCTTTTTCTGAAAATATTTCGAATAGTATTTCAGAAAATTTTTTATTACTTTTTATGCCCGGATGGCCATATCTTAGAACATCATCATTTTCTTCTGCGAGAGTATAAAAATCTTTGTATTTTCCCATACCTAATCTACTATTAGGTTTTAAATTTCCGAGAGATTCTTTTATCCATTCTATCTGTTCTTTTTTGCCTGGGTATTCTTTATCATCCTCAGTACATTCTAATGTTGAAAGTAAATTAGACCAGCAATTCCTATGGAATACCCCCTGAACAAGATTTATTCCCTTTGACTCGCATATAATTTCCATAGCCTTTATTTTTGACAATCCATGAATTAAATCTGTTTTAAAGTCATAACTTGAACCATAATAAATTTTTAATGCATTTCGAATATCTCTATTATAAACATTTCTTAACCTCCAAACAGAATATTGACTCATATTCAGATCTCTTTTCAGTCCTCTAGATATCTCTTCCGATAACGGAATGTTTTCAGAAACTTCTCTTCTCTGCCAAGCGGTCCATATGATTACCATATGTGTCGGAACAATATTTTTAGGGTTTGATAGGTAATCAATAACATCACGAAATATTTTATCGTTACAACCGCCGCAAGAACTTAGGTTAATGTAGTTAGTATTTAATTTTTCTGATAATAAATGTGTGAATGTATAATCCCAATGGGAAGGAGGATTTTCATCAAACCCAGGCAACTCATCACCCCAAACAAAACTACAACCAGAAGTAAGTAACATTAAATTTCCTTTTTCAATCTTTCAATGTAGATGGTAGCGTCCATCAGTTCTTCCTGTAGGTGCGTTAACCAACCCATCAAATCTATATCTGTTCTGGTGGTATCCGTTCCATATTTATCAAATCCCGCTTTAGCTCTAGACCTATAAGAATCCATAACAGATTCTACATTAGGGTCTACCATATCATCTAATATCTTGTGTGCGTCCAACATAGTTAAACTCATAACACTCTTCTCCAATCATCATCGACATCATCATTAATAACCACACTAGTATCTTGATCTAATCCCACTGTATTGAGATTAACATAATCTTCTATCATCTCTCTGACAACATCACTCATAGATATTCCCTTCTTTTCACAAACTTTTCTGAACCTTTCCTTTAATTCAGGCGCTATTCTAAATTGCGTCATTGGTGTTTTCATTGTACTCTTAACCTATCTTGTGATTGATGTCCATTATGAGTTTTTGGAATATACTTCCTATCAATATATTCCCAAGCAATACTATATCTATACGAAGCCTCGCTGGTATTACGATAACAACCATGAACTAAATTGACATCAAAAAATACCGCAAAGGGTTGTTCCATTTCTATATCGATTATAGAGGGGTGAGTTTCGTTTACATTCATCCATCTAAAAAAACCATGAGACTCTTTCTCATGATCATGTATATTTCTATGAGACTCAGGAATTATTCTGAGACATCCGTTTTCTTTAGTCGCACCATTAACAAAAAAATCACAACTTATTAATTTAGAAGAGTCTGCTCTAATGTAATAGTTATCTTGGTGCCAATCTACAGAGAAACCTTCCTTCGGGACCATAGGGAAAAATTTAGATATATAGGTATCAATATCTTTCTTTCCTAATAGTTTTTTGGCAATAGATTTTAGTGTGGTGTTTGATGCTACACCTCTAAAAGTATCGTTAGACTTAAAGGCACCGTCTAACTTACATGGATTATTTGGTGAGTTCATCACCCAACCATTCTTGTTTTCCTTAAGGGAAGTTGCTAATGCTGTTTGAATATGACATTCTTGATTTATATTAAAGTGTTCTTCTTTAGACATAAAGTCTGTAACTATAACATAACCCAATTCATTAAAATTTTCTATGTCATAATTCATTCGGTTTCAATATCTTCTATCAACAAATCTCTAAGGTATCTAGCCTGTTCGTCCTTTACTGTATTTTGTTTACCACCATCATTAACAAACTTATATGCTAGAGTAAGACGTTCACCACCAGCATAAGCAGAGTGCCAACAATGATCTTCGACTTCATGTTCTGCACCAAAATAATAATGACGTGCTTGCCAGCCCGGCACATCCTGTTCCGTCACAATTTTTCCGTCACTGTCTCGGTACCGGAAAAAACCATTACCATCTTTGGACCAAGTGAATAAAACTTGATACGCATTTGCATCATAGTTAGTATGCCATCCCACAAAACCACCTGGCGGATAGTATGATAATAATGCTGAAGTATGAGCACCCAAGTCTGCGGCAAAGTCATACTTCACTTTCTGCATATAATCTGTCCACTGGTCAGGATACTCTCTAACCAACTTCGCAATAGGAATAGCAAAGTATCTATCAGGAGGACCGACCAGTGTGGGGAATCTACTTAGACAATCTTGAAGATACTCTTCTGAACAATAGTACTCTCCTCTTTCCATATCAGACTCTTCATGGTAAGTAAAGCATTTGGGATCTTTGTATGTAGAATTGCTGAACATATCTTCAACAAATCCATCTAAAGTAGAAAGAAGTTCCTTGTTTCGGATAGTGATTTCAGCCATTAGATTATGATCCCACTTGTTGATGTTATGTATGCCTTCTCTATATCTTCATTTACCGGAGTGACAAAAACTATTCCAGCTGTATAGAAAGAAACTTCTTCCGGATTTTCCTTCCCAGTGACACACACTCCCATAGCGAATCCCATACCTTGGTCACCATTAACAACCATCCTAGGATTTTCCAATACAAGTTTCGTAGAAGACTCCTCTTTAATTCTTCCTACATACTCTCCAGCCATATTTACTACTGATACCACTTCACCTTTTTTCATTTGAATCTTTCCTTTCATCTATAAATAATTTTAAAGTTCTGCCTTCATCTTGAGACAACATAACAAGATCCTTAACCTTAAGGTTAGTATAGGACCTACCAGAACCATCAATAACTTCTACTCTACTAACGGATTTAAATTTAAAGTCTAGTTCCATATTACGGTAAGTTCACAAATATATGAGAATTTATAACAAGGAAAAACCAGATACCCACAAAAATACTTACCCAAAATAAAGTAATAAAGTAAGATCCAAGAGATTCTGATATCCTATAAAGAGTGTTAAATAACATCCACATAATAAGTAAGATGCAGGCTATAAAACCGTATATTGGAGAATGAATTGTAGATAATAGAATAGAAAATAAAGACAACCAACACATACCAGAATAAAAAATTAAATTCTTTCTGTTATATTTTCTATTCTCATTTAGGAAATCAATCCATAACCAGATAACTCCAGTACTAGAAAATATTTTCCACAACAATCTTTTTATTTTCATCTCTGTTTATACCTATCATCACATTCCGAATGACCATCACTTATGTGTGTCATAAGAATAAGAAGTTGAGTAGCGGCATGAGCTAAATGATTTCTACCAGACTCAGGATCTAAGTCCTCACCCGACCAAAAAGATGTCAGATGTCTTTGGATAGACGCATAGGTTCGAGACCACTCGGTGTTACCACCATCATGTCTCCAATCATCTCTATCATACTTTTCCGCACCGAATGTCATTACGTGGGCAATCTCCACTAAGGCCTCCGGTGGTATTAAACTTAAATCGGGTTTACCGTTATCATACTTCATAATTTATCCTATAATATATATATTTTTATTATCCTTCTTTGTCTAAATCCCACCTTACTATATTCTTTCCCTTTAAATAACTGAGTAAGCTTTTCTTATTTTTCCACTTGATTAACCACGGAGCGTTATTCCTTTCTGCATCATAAAATACTGCATTAGTAATAACTGTAGGAATAAGTATTGCGAGATGAACTCCTATACTAACAGGAATACTATAACCAAGCCACCCAAAATAGTAGATAGCAATCAACCCAAAAAAACCACTCCACATAGTGAATAAAGCTAACATAAGATAAGACTGAAGTACAGGATCAGGAATATATCTCAAAGGGTTGAATCGGAGGTCCATAACAGACCTCCAAGAATTTACTACAAAATCTAAAAATTTCATTATGCTGCCTCCGCGAAATCAATTGCTTGAGATAGTGCGACTTGTTTACGGTTTTGATTAGAACCAAACCAAGCAGAAGTCATTCGAGTATCTGCACTACGACCCATCTCATGATCAGTCAAGTAAGTTACACTGTTAAGTGCTTGCCACCAAGAACCTCTACCAAACTCTGCGCCAGGCTGAGTCTGAAGAACATCAAAGGCCTTCTGACCGTTAGTGGTCAAGTCTTTGTATTCATTGACAGTAACTTGATTTTTTCCCTGATAAGTTCTAGGGAAAACTTCGTTGTAGTATTTGATCAAAGATTCCGGAGTAAATCTTTTACTCGCAAGGAACTTCGCAACTTCTTTATATTCCTCAAATCTTCGGTGTGCGATACCCATAGTCACTTTGACATGATCAGCATCAAACGCACGTCGATGATTAATCTTCGCACCATTTATAGCACGACCCTTTAGAGCCATCGCAAGACTATTCATACACGTTACACGAACCGGAGTGAATCGAATATCAATTGATTTTCCATACTCGTGAGGATTGGAGAATAAAAGATAAGAGTCGACTTGATCACCACCAAGTATATCGAAAGACTCTTTGATTCGAGCCATCGCATAAACCATCTTACCGCCTTTCAGAGAACCGGCAGTAGACATTTCCATACCACCCTCTAAGCAGTACTCATTGAAAAATTCAAATGCAGTTTCGTTTTGACAGGGTTCCCAATTACCACCCACTTGGGTTAGGACCTTATTGTCAGAAGATCGAACGAGAGCTTCCTTACCAGTAGGTATAAGATCTACGCCTTCCTTTGCAGCAAAGGTAGGACATTTTTCAACGGTCCAATTAGTTCCAGACTTCTCCATCATTTGTTGTGGAGATAAGTCATTAGAGACCTGAGTCCCAATACCCCAAGGGCACTTACCCACAGTCGCAGAAGTTTCTATTTGTAGTACATCATTCATGCTCATAATATAATCCTATATGTTTTCTCAGTTTTAATACAAGTATTATAACATAAAGGAATAGTTTTGTCAACACTTATTTTAAAAATAATTTATCGAATGATATCAATATCTTCAGCATTAACATTCCAAGTCTCAACTTGGTGACGTAGTCTGTTATCTGACTTAAGATTCTCGTATCGTTTAGAAGCTTTCTTTCTCCACCATTCAATAACATTCTCAAGTTCGAATCTATCAAAGTTCTCTTTCTTTATTAAAGTATCAGTTTCTCCATTAAGATATTGAGGAACATTATCATAACCGTAAGTAGAATAAAAGGAACGTTTCTTTTCCGTTAATCCTTTAGCGTCTAGGAAGGTCTGACAGAACTTCGCATAGGCATCTTCATCACATGACTTGAGAGAGGATTTGATAATAGATACCATTTTAGTTTGCGTCTTCAATTTTCTAGAACTGGCATCAACCGGAACCAGAGACATACCATCATTCTTCTTTATAAACCAATCATTTAGTTTTCTGAAGTTATCATCATTTATTAATGGAGCAAAGTTTGAGTCTGTCAGACCGTTAAATCGTAATAAAGGCTTCATACCATCGTACATAGATGAAGACTTGGATGAACCATACAATGAAGTAGTTTCGAACATACAGATATTTGCATTGTATTTTTTATTCAAAGTTTCTCTAACTGTATGAGAACAACATATAGCTGCGAGAAGTTTACCGCCTAGGTAATTAAATCCAAATGGTTGTGAAGGTACAATATTAAAACCCATTATAACGGAATCATTAAATCTCTTCATCGTAGAAGGGTCAAGAGTGTTTAAAGGTTTACCTAACCACTCATTTCTAGGACGAGAATTTATTGTAGGAGAACCGAAACGAATCATTCCCATAACCATTCCGGAGTTTTTCTCTTTGACCAACCACAACATTTGTTTGCCGGGAATACTCTTCTCGACCGGAGCTGAAGTTGTTATCTCCATGTAGGACATAAACTGATCTTGTCGACAAGGAGATACCACAAAATCCATATCATTAGGATGCATATCAAACTTATCAAATAAATCGTTTTCTGGACCCATGCCGGGCAAAGAATAAGGAAATGTTTCCATTCTTTCCATTTTTATTTGACGCATATAATCATCAATGCGATTGAAGGTATCAAAGAACTCTTCGAATACATTTGCAGCGAAGTAGGCGTCAGTCTTGTTTAAAATCATAATAATAAAACCTAATAATATAAAGTGTATTATACACTAATCAAAAGAAAAAGTCAAGAAGTTTTTAATGGTCTTCATCACTGTCATATTCGACATCGATTATTCCTTGAGACTCAAAAAAACTTAAAGTGGATTTTATACCCTGTTGGTTTCCATAGTACCTACCTGTATAATATGATACAGCCATTAAGACTAAACAGGTAAGAGTGAATTCGTAACTAGTCATAAAACTTTCCTTACATTTTGAAGTTTGAGAAATTTCCCTTCTCAGATTTTATTCTTTGTCCAGAAGCACTGTTATCAAAAACTGGACCTGTATCTTCTTCAGGTTTGTTTAATACACAAAGACTTTCATCAACATCATGAAGGCGCATCTTAGATCTTTCTACACCTATAGTAAATCTTTGATTCACACTGGGATCATTGTATCTGTTTTTTAATTGTTTAACTAATATCTGATTGTTGTTAGAAAGTTCATCATTAGATATTAAAGCAAACATTAAGTCAGCTGTCGCAGGCAGACCGAAAGATTCTGAAGTATCTTCAAGACCAACATCATCATTACTATAACCAGATCTTGTGGTTTGAGTCGCGGACATAATTGGTAAGTTAAATTCTACTGCAAGACCTCGCATCTCTTCCGCGATAGACTTAATATAAGTATAAGAATTAATAGAACCTCCCATAGACTTCATTCTAGATGAGGCGCAAATATTCAGGTAGTCAATATAAATAAGTTCTGGTACAAAATTCTTCTTAAGTTTCAACTCATTTAATAATGCACGAAAATGTGAAGTATTCGCCTGACCCGTCGGGTATTCCTTAATAATAAGTTTACCCTGAGTCTTATCTGCAATTGACTTAACTCTATCCTTGAACTTGTCCTCTTGCATATACTCAAGAGAACCTATGTCAACATTCAGAAGGTTCGCATCAATACGTTCTGCGATACGTTCTTCCGCCATTTCCATAGTAATATATAGGACATTACGACCCTGTGATAAAGCGGAAGCTGCACAGTGACACATGAATAAAGATTTACCAACACCAGTTCCAGCGAGAGCAATATTCAAAGTCTTGTTAGGAAGTCCACCCTTAGTAATACGATTAAAGTAATCTAGATCAAAAGGAATGCGTTCCTCTTGTCTATGGTAAAACTCAAATCTCTCGTCTATGTTCTCTAAGTAATCGTGACCAACTGCTGTATCGAATGTTACAGCCAGTGCCTTACTCAGGACATCAGGAATAGCATTCTTTGATAGTGTCTGATGTTTTCCATCAATTATCTGAATTGACTCCATCACACTATTAAACACGGCACGATCTTGACACCACTTCTCAGTAGAGTCAATTAACCATTCTAAGTTTTCTTTTTGGGGAGTAAATATATTTGGCAATATTTCTATTGCGTGTCTATACTGTTCGTCGTTTAGTCTGTCGCCAGAATCGATTTCAATTTTGAAAGCTTCCATACTAGGAAGTTTATTGTATTTTGCAATGAATAACGTGAACTCTTTAAAGAGGCCCTTATAGACCCCCTCAAAGTATTCGGGTTGTAAAAATGCAGCAACCTTTCTTGCGTAATCATCATTCGTTAACAGATTCCTCAGAATCGTCTGTTCCAGTGTTATCTCCAACTTCATCATCTCCTGTAACTAAGCTGCCTTCATTATATGCTACCTCAAGAATATTCTCAAGTATTTTTGTGGTCTTGTTTTGTAAATCAACATCTTCAGATGTAAGACCATCAATGGGAGAGGAGACTACTGAGAAACTAAATTTCAGTCTATCTATCTCTCCGTCAAATTGTATGTTACCATACACAATTACAGTTTCAACAAAATCTCCAGTAAGAATTCTTACGTGCCAGGCTTGTTGGTTACTTGCTTCACCAACAGGCACTAACTCATAATCTACATTCTCAGTTTGATTATATTGTTCATTCATAATAATACCCTATTATACACTATTCGAAGGGGTTTGTAAACCCCTATTTTCAACTATATGCAACTGAAGCTTCTTCAACAATAGGTTCTACAAGTTCCGGAGAATTGTAACCTATTTTGTAAGTCTTCTTCAAAAACTCTGGGAAGTCTGTTGTTTCCAAAATAGGTTCCCAGAAATCTGCTGTTAGAGTTTCCTTTAATCTTAATTTGGAACCTATAACTTCTCCTGTAGTCAAGTCCACTCTCTGGTACCAACCATTAGATGGTTTATCGACATACCCTCCAGCAAGTGCGGCATCAAGAAGACCAGAATACTTCTGTACACCACCAGCCCAAGATACACCGATAGGAATCTTAGACTTCTCTTTAACATAACGAGACTTCTCTACGTTGATCACAAAGTCATAACCAACTACCTCAGTACCCTGTTTCTCTTGACGACGACCGATAATCCAAACATTGTCCGCACTATACATGATACCAGTACCACCACTTACTACATCTTTTGGAAACAGACCAATCTCTTTATAAGTGTGATTGATTGCGATCATAGGAATATTTTTCATAGACAAAGGTGGAGTAGCCATTCGGAACAGACCTTTCAGTGCCTTCGCACGAGACATATCTGCAACACCCTTTTCATTCAAAGCATCTTCTAGTTCTTTCTTTGAAGCTAGATTGCCTATAGAGTCGATAACTATAATGACATCATCTTCTCTATCTAGATTTTCTAGTTGACTCATAAGATCAAACTTTAATTCTTCGACATTGGTAATTGGTGTATGAAGAACTCGATCAGTATCGATACCGAACTGTTCAAAGTATGTCTGGGGGGAACCGAACTCAGAATCGTAAAAGAGAATTACTGATTCAGGTTTACGTTCCAAATATGACGATGCCATCAACAAAGCAAACGAAGTCTTAAAATGTTTAGATGGACCGGCTAAGACAGTAAGTCCCGGCATAATACCACCATCTACGGAACCACTTAACGCTACGTTTACCATAGGAACATCAGTAGGTACCATATCTTCTTCTGTGAAGAACTTACTCTTCGATAGGATCTCCGTCGTCTTGAGTTTGCTGTTCTTTTTTAGTTTGTTCATTATGTTCATTTCTATCTCCAAAATTCACGAATGTAATATTATTAACTCTTTCACGTTCATCTAACTCGTAATGTTTTCTATATCGAGTATTGATGTCTAGGACTCTTTCTAATATGTCCATTGACACAACTTCACCATCTTTATCAGTTTGTTCTGAGAATTTAAGTAAAGCGTTAGTATCTTTCGGCAGACATGCACCGCCGAAACCACGTTTCTTATCAAAGCCGGGCACACGTGTATGACCGATTCCAACTCTAGGATCCAATCCTACAGTACGGGATATGATATTATAACTACATCCATATGCATTGATCAAATCATATATCTGATTGAAAAATGTTACCTTAGTTGCAAGATAAGAATTTATTGTATACTTCACAAATGAGGCTTCGAATGCTGTCATATAGTGATAATCATTAGAAGAGCATCCACTAAAGATATCATATATCTCACTTAGTTCTTGTGTAGCAGATTCTGATCCTCCCATAACATGGTAGTCAGCATTCACAAAGTCTGCCTTAGCATTGGACTCCGTAAGAAACTCTGGATTGTATACAAATCTATCAATATGTTTCCTATCCATAGAACTGTATATTCTATCCACAACATCTGGAGTAATTGTTGATTTAACAACAACTAAAGCATCTGTATGGATAAGAGATTTTTGTACCGCATCAATAACAATAGTAGCATCGACCTTTCCATCTTCACCTTGTGGTGTAGGTGCACACACAAACACTAGATGAGGAGAAAATTCCTTTAAGTCATCAATTGAAGTGTTATACTTTGGATCTACAGCATAAGACTTTACTAAGGGGTGGGTGAAGGCATATTCTACAGCTTGTCCAACAAACCCATGACCTACTATAGCAAGTCGAAATTGGTTCTTAGGACTTAATGGTTTATTATTCATTATTTAACCTTATGGTAATCTTTGTACCATGCATAAAAGTTTGCAATACCGTCTTCGATATTAGTTTTAGGAACATAACCTAGTTCCTCTAATTTAGTTGTGTTAGACCAAGTCTCTAAAGAATCTGCTGGATGTCTAGGAGCCAGATCAATGATAGCCTCTATACCACAGTTCTTTTCAATCTCTCTTACAAAATGCATAAGGTCGACTTGTTTACCACGACCAATATTAAAGATTTCACTATTCGCAATTTCATTATTGTGAATAACGATTTCAA